AAAGTTTATTATAATCTTTTAGATTATTTAAATATTGTTGGTACCAAGTGGAATACTCTTCAATTTCTTTCTCGTCTTAACGACGCGAAGGATATTTTAGAGTTACTTCCTGAAGATTCCTTTAATTTTAAGAAATCTATGGAAACTCCATTTGGTCAATTTGCTATAAAAAGGGAACCGGCTGGGAAGATTAGAGTTTTTGCTCTAGTCGACTCAGTAACTCAAAGTATTATGAAACCTCTGCATTTAGCATTGTTTCAAGTACTTAGGTGTCTTCCGAATGATGGAACTTTTGATCAAGATGCGTCCGTTGCTAGATGTAGTCAGAAAGCTGTTAAATATAACAAAGCGTTTAGCTTTGATTTATCAGCAGCTACTGACAGACTTCCTGTTTCTTTAACCGGTAATATTATAGAATCTTTATTTAAGATTCCAGGTATTTCTTTAGGTTGAAGAGCAGTCATGGTTGACCGAGATTTTTCGTTTAATAAAATTACGTCTACAGAATTTAATCTGGATAGTAATTTATTTCGATACTCTGTCGGTCAACCTATGGGTTGTCTATCTTCTTGGGCAGGATTGGCTATAACTCATCATTGAGTTATGCAATACTGTTCTTTTCTTTTAAAAAAAAGTTGAGAATGAGAAGATAGATACGAAGTACTCGGAGATGACATAGTCATCTTCGATGAACCGTTAGCAAATACTTATCTGGTAGTGATGAAGGACTTAGGTTTAGAAATTAATTTATCTAAATCTATAGTTTCTCCTAACCTTCCAGTATTTGAATTTGCTAAACGAACCGTTATAGGAGATAATCTGGTGAGTGGGGTAACCTACTCCCAGATTAATTCTAATATTTCCTTATCTAATCGTATAAACAATGTTTATAACTGAATTCGATTAGGTTATATTAATAATCTTAGCTCTATATCCACGATCTTAAATAATTTTAAGACCGGTTTTAGTTTTAAAGATTTCTCTTTAATGGCTTCTAGTTTCGGACTACTAGGTCTATGTAAAAACATAGAGCATAGTATTATAATGAAATCGCTCGTAAACCCAAATTTGGGTTGCTTGTGAGATGTAGAGACAGAAAATTTTTCTGTGCCTACTCGTTCATTATTGGTCCTTGCTAGAGACAGTATCACTGGTAAAACCAGTGATATTGTCTTATCAAAAGACGATAATCGACAAGAGTGATTTGAAGAGTCAGAACATTTAATTGTTGCTGGAATACTTCAAAACGCTCTTTATTCTATCAGAACCTTATCTAGTAATTATCTAGAGCAAGTTTCTGATTGAAGTCGGTTATTAATCCCTAATGTAAAAGATCCTAACCTTCAGTCTCTTGTTGAAGGTTGGCTCTTGGATTCTATTGTAGATAACCGAAAGTCATCTATTATAGATCCCTTTGAAGTTGAAGATATGGTGGAATCAAGATTGATTTACCATGCTAAAACTTTAAAAGTTACATTAGAAGAAGCTTATCAAATTCTTCATCAGGTCGAATCCTTATGTTATAAATATAAGGCTCCGGAGAAGACTTCAGTGGAAACTACTAATCGTATGGGGACTCAGTATCTAAAAGATATGAGTCGTCCTTTCTTTATGAAAGGTCCCAAATATTGAGAAGTAGTTAGTCCTAATTTAGTCTAACCTGGAAGCTTGAGAAAGCTTATTTCTCTCGTGTCATTTGACAACAAGACCTCAG